TTCATCTGGCAGCACGACCATGAGCACCCGATCGGCGAGGTCTTCGCCGCAACCCCGACGAAGGCCGGCATCCCGATCAAGGCTCGGGTCAAGAATATCCCGGAGCCAGGCAGGCTCAAGGACCGCCTCGACGAGGCGTGGCAGTCGATCAAGTACGGCCTCGTCCGCGGGCTCTCCGTGGGGTTCAGGGCGAAGTGGGAGAACGTCGAGCCCATCAAGGGAAGCGGCGGCCTCCACTTCAAGCAATGGGACTGGCTGGAACTCTCCGCGGTGACGATCCCGGCGAACGTCGAGGCGTCCATCGCGACCATCAAGGCGGCTGACCTCAAGCAAGCGTCGCCGCATGTCAAAGCGCCCGGCGTCTCGGGCTCAACCTCAAGGAAAGTAGCCATGAAGACGTTCAAGGAACAGATCGCGGGATACGAGGCGACGCGCGCCGCGAAGGCGGCCGAGGCGGCCGAGATCATGAAGGGCGCAGGGGCTGAGGGCGAGACCCTCGCGGCGGACAAGCAGGAGGCGTTCGACACGCTCGAGCGCGAGATCGACGCGATCGACGGTCACCTCAAGCGCCTGCGAGTGGCCGAGAAGCTGAACGCCGAGAGCGCTGCGCCGGTCGACCAGTCGGCCGCGCTCGGACAGGCTCGGCCCACAGTGCCGGCCTCCGTGAAGATGAAGTCGAACCTCGAGCCTGGCATCCGCTTCGCGCGGATGGCGATGGCGATCGCACGCGCCAAGGCGGGATCTTCGCAGGGCGGCGGGACGGCGGAGGACCACTACCGGCGCGACCGCGCATGGATGGACTCCGCTCCGGAAGTCGCCCTCGCGCTGAAGGCCGCCGTGAACGCTGGCGACACGACCACGGCGACGTGGGCGTCCGAACTCGCCTATGCGCAGAACATCGCGTCCGAATTCATCGACTACCTGCGTCCGCGGACGATCATCGGGCGGGTCTCCGGGTGGCGCAACGTGCCGTTCAATGTGCGCGTGGCAAGCCAGACCTCGGGCTCGACGGGCTACTGGGTCGGGCAGGGCAAGCCGATCCCGATGAGCCAACTCGCGAACTCGAGCGTCTCTCTGGGGATCGCGAAAGTCGCCGGCATGGTCTCGATCGACAAGGAACTTGCGCGGCTCTCCACGCCGTCGGCCGAGCTGATGGTCCGTAACGATCTGGCCGCCGAAGTGCAGGAAACGCTCGATCTCTCGCTGATCGACCCGAACCAGGGCGGGCAGACGAACATCCAGCCGGCGTCGCTCCTCTACGGCGTGACCCCGGTGACGCCGAGCGGCACGAACTACGCCGCCTTCGTCACGGACGTGAAGAGCCTGTTCTCCACGGCGATCACCGCGAACCTCGACATCTCGCAGGCGGTCTGGGTGCTCTCGCCGACGACGGCGCTCGCGCTCTCACTGATGGTCACGTCGCTCGGCAATCCGCAGTTCCCGGGGCTGACGATCAACGGCGGGACGCTGATGGGTCTTCCTGCGATCACGACCACGCAGGCGACGATCGCCGGCTCGCCCCAGTACGCGAACATCATGGTGTTGATCTTCCCAGGAGAGGTCTTCCTCGCGGACGACGGCACGGCGATGGTCGAGGCGAGCGACCAGGTGGCGATCCAGATGGACAACGCGCCGACGAACCAGTCGACCGCGACGGCCACGGCGACGACGATGGTCTCGATGTTCCAGACCGAGTCGATCGCGATCAAGGCGGTCCGGTACATCAACTGGGCGAAGGCGCGCTCGCAGGCGGCAGCCTTCATCCAAGCGGCGGCCTACGCGTAACAGCCTCGTTGCCATAGCGAGTTGCCCCCGGGAGACCGAAACCTCCCGGGGGTCCTTTTCGAACAACGGATGAGGGGCCAGCGTCATGGCAGATGGGTACATCCGAATGATCTCCGAGCAGCGCCACGAGTACTGTGGGCGCTGGCTCGAGCCGGGTGAGGCGTTCGACGCGGAGGCGCGCGACGTCCACATCCTAAAAGTGCTCGGGCGCGCACGCATCGCGGACGAGGACCTGACATACGGCACGCGCGCGATGACCGCGCGCCGCGGCAAGCGCCAGCTGCAGTGAAACTCCTGTGAAGCTCCTCGGCTGGCAGGTGCCATTCACCAAGCAGACGGACCAGAACACGGTCACGCCCATCGGCGAGCCGCTGCGCCTGTCCTCCGCGATGGGGTGGATCGTCGAGGCGTTCGGCGGGATGTGGTCGCGGAACCTAGTCCTCGACAACACCAACACGCTGCTCGCGAACTCGGCCGTCTATGCCTGCGTGTCGCTGATCTCCGGCGACATCGCGAAGATGCGGATCAAGCTCCTCCGGCGGCAAGGGAACTTCTGGCCGGAGCTGACCGAGGACGAGCAGTCGCCGTTCCTCAAGGTCTTGAGGATCCCGAACAGGTATCAGACTTGGTACCAATTCGTCGAGCAATGGCTAATCTCGAAGTTGATCTGGGGGAACACCTACGTCCTTAAGGAGCGCGACTCCCGAGGGGTCGTGCGGGCGATGTACGTCCTCAACCCGCAGAGCGTGTACCCGCTCGTGGCGCCGGATGGCGACGTGTTCTATCGGATGGGGAAATGGGACCTCGCAGGACTGGAGGACGCGGTCACCGCGCCGGCGAGCGAGATGATCCACGACCGCGCGAAGTGCCTGATGCATCCGCTCGTGGGAGTCCCTCCGCTCTACGCCGCGGCGATGAGCGGCACGCAGGGCAAGTCGATCCAGACGAACTCGTCGGTCTTCTTCAACAACATGTCGCGGCCGAGCGGACAACTTACAGCGCCGGGTCACATCGACGACGAGACCGCGCTTAGGATCAAGGAGACGTTCGAGCGGAACTTCTCCGGCTCGAACATGGGCAAGATCATGGTGGCCGGCGACGGCCTGAAGTTCGAGACGTTCTCGATCCCGGCCGAGCAGTCGCAGTTGATCGAGCAATTGAAGTACACCGTCGAGGACGTCGCCCGGCCGTTCCACGTCCCGCTCTACAAGATCGGCGCCGGCCCGGTTCCCTCCCTCGGGAGCGTCGGCGCGCTGAACCAGGAGTATTACCAGCAGGCGCTGCAGCCGCATATCCAGTCGATCGAGTCGCTGCTCGACGTCGGCATGGAATTGCCCAACGACCTGGACGTCTCGTTCGACGTCGACGCGCTAATGCGCCTCGACCCGAAAGGCCGGATGGAAGCCGCGGAGATCGGCGTTCGGTCCGCGATCCTCAAGCCTGACGAGGCGCGGGCCGCGGAAGGCAAGCCGCCGGTCCCTGGCGGTAACAGCTGCTACATGCAGCAGCAGAACTACTCGCTCGAAGCGCTCGCGAAGCGCGACGCGCAGGACAATCCGTTCTCCATAGCCACAGCGGCGCAGCCTCCACCGGAGGTAGAGGACGACGAATCCGAAGACGACGAGGACGTGACCGAGGAGCAGCAGCGGTCCTTCCTCAAGCGCTTCGGGGAGGATCTTAGATGCGCCGCCTAGACGACCTCGCCTCCGAACTCGCCAGGCTCGTCCGCGAGTACGTCTCCGAGCGCGCCGCGCTTCTCGAATCGAAGATCGCCGCGAAGATGGAGCTGATGGAGGTCCGGCAAGGCCCCGCCGGTCTACCTGGCCAGAAGGGAGACCCGGGAGAACCAGGAGAGCGAGGTGAACAGGGCGAGCGCGGCGAGAAGGGCGAGCCAGGGGAGAGGGGCGAGAGGGGAGAAAAAGGCGAGAAGGGGGAAAAGGGCGAGGCCGGGGCAGACGGCCTTCATGGAGAGAAGGGCGAAGCAGGAGTCCGGGGCGAGAAAGGTGATCCCGGCGAAAACGGCGTTGACGGCAAGGACGGGCTTGATGGCAAGGACGGCGAAAGAGGCGCGCCCGGGATCGACGGGAAAGATGGCCGGGACGGCATAGATGGTAAGAATGGCGCCGATGGCCTGAACGGCAAGGACGGCGCGCCAGGATTGAACGGCAAGGACGGCATCGCGGGCGCGAAGGGGGAGGATGGCCGGGACGGGAAGGACGGCCGCGACGGGAAAGACGGCAACATCGGCAAGGATGGGAAGGACGGGGCGAACGGTCGCGACGCGGCCGAGCTGCCGATCCTCTCGACCATCGACCTCGAGCGCTCCTACGCGCCTGGGCAGTGGGCGCGGTTCCGCGGCGGGCTGTGGAAGTCGGAGTCGCAGACCAATGGCCTCGAGGGCTGGACCTGCATGGTCAACGGCCTGCACGAGACCTCCGCCGAGATGGTCGGCAAGTGTCTGACGGTGACGATCAGGCACTCCGACGGCACCGAGAGCGCAATGAGCCGCGTCCTGCCGGTGATGATCGACCGCGGCGTCTGGTCAGAAGGGGAGCCGTACGACAAGGGCGACTCCGTGAGCTACGCGGGCTCGAGCTGGATCGCGCAGGTCGACATGCCGACCGAGCGGCCCGGGACGGGGCAGCAGTGGCGGCTCGCGGTCAAGCGTGGCCGCGACGGCAAGGACGGCAAGAAGTGAGCTGGGACATCCGGGAACTGACGGCTCCGACCTACGAGCCGGTGACGCTCGACGAGGCGAAGCTTTGGTGCCGGATCGAGGACGACGACGACTCGCAGGACGCGATGCTCCTCCTGCTGATCTACGCAGCGCGGGAGCGCGCGGAGGCGATCACTGCCCGGGCGTTCGCGCGCCGGACGTTCGAGCTTTCGATGGACGCGTTCCCGGAGGGCTCCGAGCCGATTGAGATCCAGAAGTCTCCCATCGTCTCGGTCGAGTCGGTGACCTACGCCACCGCGGACGGCGACGTCGCGATCGGCGGATCGCCGAGCGAGTTCCTCGTGGAGGTCCGGGGCGACAAGCTCCCCGGCAGGCTAATGCCGCTCTACGGGTCGAGCTGGCCGACCGCTACTCCCGAGGCCGGGTCGGTGCGGATCAGGTTCACCGCCGGGTACGCTCCCGGCAAGATCCCGCGGCGCGTGAGGCTCTGGATGCAGCAGCGGATCTCGTCGTGGTACGAGTTCCGGGAACATATCGTCGCCGGATCGGCGAACGCGCTCCCGAGGGACTTCGTCGACGGGCTGCTGGACGACCTACGGGCGCGGACGTTCTTCGCGTGATCCTGCAGCGGCACTCGAACTGGCCGAACGAGAGACTGTCGACGGTCTCCAAGGGCTGGGAGGGCAGGACGGTCGTCTGCATCGCCACCGGCCCTTCACTGACCGCCGAGCAGGTCGAGCAGGTGCGGCTCTCTGCGGTGCCGACGATCACGGTCAACGACGCGTACCTGATGGCGCCGTTCGCGGCGGTGACATACTTCGCGGACCTGAAGTGGTGGAAGTGGCACAAGGACCGGGCAGAGTGGAAGGCCTTCCAGGGGCAGAAGTGCAGCATCTGGATCGGCGGCGAGATGCCGGCGGACACGGCGGTCTACCTCCTCCGGAACGTGCCGGAGCAGAATGTCGGGCTCTCGCGGAACCCGGGGGCCGTCTGCACCGGGTCGAACAGCGGGTACCAGGCGATCAACATCGCGACGCTGGCAGGGGCCAAGCGCGTGGTCCTGCTGGGCTACGACGCGCAGTCGGTCAATGGCAGGGACCACTACTTCGGCGCGCACCCGGACAAGTCGAAACCACCGTACGACGCGATCAGGATCCGGTTCCGCGAGGCGGTGGCGGCGGCGAAGGCAATCGGGGTTGAGATCCTGAACGCGACGCCTGACTCGAAAATCGAGGCCTTCCGGAAGGTGACGCTTGCCGAGTGCCTACAACCTCCTGCGTGATCGGCCGTGGTATCGGCGCGAGGCATTCTCGCGCGGGCTGCGGGCGGCGGGCTACGCGGTCCGGGAGTGCAATCCGGTCTCCGTCTCCGTCGGCGACGTCCTGCTGATCTGGAACCGTTACGGGACGTGGGAGGCCGAGGCCCGCAGGTTCGAGCAGGCTGGCGGGACGGTCCTCGTGGCCGAGAACGGCTACATCGGGCGCGGCGGGACGGTGCCGAAGTTCGCGGTACACACCGCCCAAGGACCGCGGCCGGACGATTACTATGCCCTCGGCCTCGGGCACCACAACGACGACCGCGCGTGGGTGGCCGGAGGCCCGGAGCGCTGGCCGCTGCTCGGGCTCGAGATCAAGCCGTGGAGGACCGAAGGTAGACACGTCCTGATCCTCCCGAACCGGCCGTTCGGCGAACGCGGGCGCGCCATGCCGGACGGATGGGCCGAGAAGGCGGCGTCGAGGATCAGGGGCGAGACCGACCGCGAGGTCATGGTCCGCGCGCACCCCGGGAACGACGCGCCGAAGAGGCCGCTCTCCGCCGACCTGGAGGGCGCTTGGGCGGCGGTTGTGTGGTCTTCAAGCGCCGGGGTCCACGCCCTGCTCTCCGGGATACCGGTATTCTGCGCGGGTCCGTACTGGTCGATGAAGTCGGCCGCCTCGACCGGGACCGTCGAGGACCCGACGCTGCCAGACAGGGCGCGGGCGTTCCATCGGCTCTCTTGGGGCCAGTGGACCTGTGCCGAGATAGAATCCGGGAGGCCGTTTGCTCGTCTGCTGTCCGCAGCCAGGGAAGGCGAAGTCGCGTGAGATCCTCGAAGCGCTTAGAGCAGGTCATCATGAGATTGTACCCATCCACGGCGATCGTCGACGTAACGTCGTCGCGTTCTTCGGGGTCGTTGGACTTGAGCGCGACTTCCTTGACGTCAGGCGCGATTCTGACAGTGACTACCTTTACGGTGACAATGCCCTGGTCGACCGGCTCAGAGGGAAGTTCTTCCGCTTCGCGCGGAACGCGTTCCAGGTCTCCACGCTCCAGCCGCCGGATTACCGCAGGCGCATCGCGCAAAGGCTCTTCGTAAGGCCGTGGCAGCGCGGCGGGAAGCACGTGGTCGTGGTCGAGCAT